ATCATTGACCACGCTGTCGGGCCTTACGCTCAAGATCCAGGTCATTATCCGCTTTGCCTAACTTTTGCTTGCCGTACCGGTATGAGAACTAGTGAGCAAAGAGCGTTAACGTGGGATCAAATCGACTTTGATGCTTCGCGGGTGCGCGTCAACCGGACAGTCCGCGAAGGTTACACTGACAAAAATGAAGTTGGCCCAGCGAAACATCGGAATGACGGTGAATATCGCGACATAGAAATACCAAACGCTTTGCATAGCGCTCTGCGCAAATGGAAGCTGGCGCAGCCGATTGAGCAGCGCGGCAAAGATCTTGTTTTTCCACAGAACAATGGTGACTTCGCTAAAGAGGGTGTTTGGCACAATCAAATATTAAAATGGGCCTGCAAAGCTGCCGATGCGCCGGCAATCACTTGGCATCAGCTCCGCCACTACTATGTCTCGGTATTAATTTTTGATGTCGAGCCATCAAAGGGTGAACTCGCTCGCATGGTGGGACATGGCAATTCGGCATTTACTGAGACACAATACGGTCATTGGTTGAAGGACGAGAACAAGTCCAAGGCAATGGTCGTAAAATTGTCAGAAGCGCTTGAGGGGCAGAAGTAATGCAGCTAAGCGCATTAGAACGCGGGTTTGCGCTGCGCGCACGTTTGCTGGTCCCGATCATGGACTACATGAGCACAGTGAAATTGCTCGACCTCCCTGTCGAGAATTTTGAAGCATTGCAAGCAATGCCTGAACTCGAATTGAACCGTTTGCGGGTTTTGCTGCCGTACTTGCGCGCGTCAATCCGCTTAGCGTTGCATAACGGCGCTGGAATGACGCCACCGAAAGTGTGTTTGTTGCAGGCAGTCGCCAGCGGATGGTGTCATAAGGTCTTGCGACCGAAGGGCGTTCTGCTGACCACGAGCGAAGCCGTGATTTTATGTCGGGAACTCGGTGCCACGCAGCATAGTGCGGAGCGACAGGCGCGCGAGCTGAAGCGCGATACTGCGATCGTGATGATCGACACTAACCTCGATGGTCGAACCCGCTATCTCTGCCCGACAATTTCTACGGTTACAAAAATGTTAGAGGGCTGCATATATTTTAACGTGGTCAGGATGCTGGAAAGCGAGGAGGTTGGCGGCCCGGAATACTTCAAACTGCTGGATAAACCTAAAGTTAAAAACGTAGCCGCTCGAACGATGTTAGAGCGCTGTCGGGAAGCGTATGATTCGGTGTATGCCGAGGTTGCCCCAGAGGAGCGCGTCATTCTCGGAGCAGGACCGCAGCCGCCAGTGGTCGATATGTAGGTTGTCATTGCAAAAAATGCGTCTGTTGCAAAAATAAACATATTCGCGCCACGATCCATATGGATACTGCCTGGGTAGACAACGAGGCACCGTCCCATGCAGATTTCAGTTTATATAGGAGACGATTTTTGGGACGTGGCCCTTGGCGAAGAGCAACTTGAAACTAAATCTGAGGTAGACGCACTTGCACTAGCAAGCGGGATGCAAACGCTTATTTCGCGTCACACCGAAGAACCGACTCCGCTACTTATTGAGCGCGAGCGCTTCGCCTATCGCAGTGTACCCGAACTTGTCGAGCCAACTGTCAGCATGGTCCGGGCTAGAAATGAGCCGGCTCGTCTTGACCCAGTCCATAGCGAGAGCTACTTGGACGATAGTCACATCACATCCTAAGATAGCTTTCCAACCTAACGCTATACGCTCGAAGTTTACCTCGGGCGGGCCGTAGTGAACGGCTCGCGCGTCGACCACGTCGGCAGACCTATTCAGATTCGCCCAGAGTTGGTTCTCCGTTAGACCGACGATGTCGGTTATTGCTTCTCGATGCTTTAGTGGCGGCAAGGAGACGCCGGTGATATAGCGCCGCACCGTCTCAACCGATCGTGGTTCGACCCGCTCGGCAAGCTCTTCAGTCAACTTAACGGCACTCATTTTCAGCGCGTTGAGCCGCAGCCGCAGTGGGCTGTTCCAGCCCGCGGTGCTCTCTGCAACGATTTCTTCTGCTGTATAAGTCATGCTGCCCGCAGCTCCTCGATCGCTGACCGCGCGATCCACCATTGGCGACCGTATCGCACCGAGCGTATTTGGCCTGACGTGCACAGCTTCACAACTCGTTTTTGCTCTTTTCTGTCCGCGTTGCCGTACAACTGTCGTGCGGCTTGTTTGACTGACAGCAGCGCGCAGTTCACAGCGCACCCATGCCGACTGCGACGATGATCATCAGCACATAGGCTGATGTCACCAGCGTCAGTAGGGCCACCATTTCGAACGCAAATTTGATGATATGCATATCACGCTCCCAAGCGAGGAACGTAGAACGTAAATTTCTGTTACGTCAGCGTCAAGTTTAATTGAACGAGACTGTGACGACGCGGTCGATTGCGATTACATCTTTGCGCTTTAACTTGATTACGAGGGCAGGGTTCAGGCTGTCCAGCACAATCTCATTCGAGTTAGCCGACTGATACTGCTTAACGATCGCGAGCGTTTGGCCCTCCGTGTTCTTGTACTGAACCACGACCAGATCGCGCGCTTTTATCGGGTGCCCCGGACTGACGAAGACCTTATCGCTCGGCGCTAGGCGCGGCTGCATACTATCACCGCTCACCATGACGCCGTAGCCACTACCTTTAACTTCGTGTGGGGCCGGCTGGTAATCGAGTGGGCTTGAAATGTCAGTGATATCCTCACCAAACCCGGCCTGAACCGCGCCGTAGATCGG